AGCAAAGAAAGGTGATAAAATGTATATTTTACCAGGTGTTAACATCCCTAGAGTAAAAGTAAAACAGTTTAATGAAGAAAATGGTACTAAGACTATTAGAGATTTGAAAACTGCAGATTATATCTTTGGTTCTGATAGAACACAGAATGAGTATTTTGATGCAAGAGGTAATCATTGGATTTACAAGATGCCTGCATCTGATATTGAGCAGTTGATGGTTTATTTTACAAGTGAATTAGGGTGTGATCCAACTGATGTAGCAGATTTAAGAGACATAATTGAAGCTCACAAAACAGTTGAAGAAAATTTAGAAATTTACTACAACTATACAACCATGAATAATTTAAGAGATGTCAAAAATAGGCGTAATCTTAAAATTCATGAAAACTATGATGACTCAAATACTTATCATATGATTGATCCTGAGTTTCTTGAAGAAGTTGAAATGTTAGAAACTTTAACAATTTATAATGTTAATGCTCTGATAAATGCCGTTAATTGTAAGAATGTGACAATTGATTATGAGATGTTTGGTCAGTTAAAAAACATGTTTGAAAGTAATGACATAGATAATCATGTCTTAGCAATGGAGATCATGGCTAACTCAAATATTATTGAAAGTTTACTTTTCATTGAAATGCTGTTTAAAGAACATAGTTATCAGATGTATGGCAGTCACACAAGAAACCATGTAAACTTTAAAAGTTTATGTAACACAATTGGTAAAGATAGCTATAGATTTGTAACAGGTATTGATGATGTAGTTAAATCTTTGAGAACATTTAATGTACTTACAGCTGATAAATTAGATATCTTAATGAAGCATTATCATGAAGAAATCATGAGAAATGGTGATTCTACATTCTTTAAAGTTAAGACTATTACTGTTGCAGATAATGTGCATGAGATTCTAAATCAGAACTATACATATACTGTTAAAGATGATTATCAACCTATAGCTCAAGATGAAGAAGAAGTTGTTGTAGAAGAAGTTTTAGAAGAAGAGCTTGTTGAAGCTGTAAACACTGAAAGTTTAAACATAGAAAGTGTAGAAGAAGAACCATCTTTTGAATTATCAGATGTAAATGTAGTTGAAGAACCGGTTACTGAAACAGTTGAAGAAGTGGTAGAAGAACCTCAAGATGTTGTTGAGACTATTCAAGAAGAAGTTATTGTTGAACCTAATAAAGAAGAAGAAAGTGGAGACACAGAAATTGATTGGTTCTAATGAAGAGTTAGAGCAGTTCTATAAGAAGAAGTTTTACTTCAGTTATAGTGGAATTAATAAGTTATTATATTCCCCGGTGGTATTTTACAACCATTATGTTCTTAATCAAAGAGAGGACTCTACAGACGCGCACCTTGTTGCAGGGCGCGTTCTGCATTGTCTACTATTTGAAGAAGAAAAATTTGATGAGCAATTCTTAGAGCTACCAGGTAAGATGCCTACAGATAACCAAAGAAAAATCATCAGTGATTTATTTAAGATTCATTTGTCAATAGGTAATAATTCATTATCTTTGGAAGACTACTCCTATGATATTCTCACATTACTTCTCACAGCTAATCTTTACCAATCTCTTAAAACAGATAAGCAAAGACTTGACAAGATTCTTACAGAAGAAAACAAGACTTATTTTGAATTCTTGAAAAACAGTGTTGGTAAAACAGTTGTAGATCAAGAGACTCTGAGTGGCTGCAGAGTTCAGATTGAAATTCTAAGAAGTAATAAAGATGTTAGAGCTTTATTACAATTAGATAGAAAACCTGAAGATAATCATCTTGTTGTAGAAAGTGAGTTGCATTTAGCGTATGACAACCCTAAATTAAGCTTTGGTCTTCATGGAGTTCTTGATCATGTAGTTGTAGATTCTGAATCTAAGACTATATTCATCAATGATCTCAAGACAACATCAAAAGCAATCCAAGATTTTCCAGAGACTGTAGAATATTATAAGTATTGGATGCAAGCCGTTATTTATACTATTCTTGCAAATAACAAATATCTTGCTGACAAAGAGGATAAGTTTGATTGGAAGTTCCAAGTAACATTTATTGTTATTGACAAGTATAATCTAGTGTATCCATTCCAAGTTAGCCAAGAAACCTTAGAGAAATGGAAGGAGTCTTTTAATGAAATAGTGAAAACTATTAAGTGGCACTATGATAATAAAAGATATGACCTACCATACTCATTAGTTGTTAATAATGTAAAATTGTAGGTATTATGGCTTTAAATTCAGTGTATAGGAAATATTTCCAAAAATCCCAAGTGTTTTTATATCCGCTCTTGGGAATTAAAAGAGGTGCAGCTTATGTTCCTAAATCAACTTATGTTGCTTGGGAAGATAATGATGTTACCTCTGAGGATATGAAACTTGTATGTGTATATGAGAATGATGGATCAAATACATTTGATGTATTTGTGAAAACAGTGTTGCTTAAACATTCTAGATTATTTGGATATGTTAAAGCTGACTCAAAAACTAGTGTATTCACATTTGAGTTTTCTGATTTGGTAGCTGATTGGGACCATTTTTTAAATGGTAAGTATAGTAAAATGAATCTGAATTTAAAGGAAAAAATTCTAAACTTTTTTGATCCACAGACAGGTAACTTTCAATATGTAAAAAGCTATTTATACCCTGATAAGTATTATGGTGCTTATGCAGAATTGTTAGCTACTGATGTGGAAATATTAAAATCTGTAGGTGAGTTATGTAGCAAACCTGATTTGGAACAAGAAATGTTACAATTAGAGATTGCTAATTTAGGGTCTATAGAAGAAAGTACAGTAAATTTGTTAAATAATAAAATAAATACCTATGAAAAACACAATGATGATTGTCCAAGCAACTTGGAATGAAACACAAACTTTTAGATTAATTCCAATTTCAACAGAATGTCCTTATGTTGAATGTATTTTTGATCCAGCTACAAAAGTGTTTGTAATTATATCAAAAATTACTAAACAAAGTTTACACATGTTACCTAAAATGGATGAGAATGGTGATCCAATAGCATGTAAAACTAGAAGACCTAATGGTAGAAACTTCAAAGAAGAGAGAAACAAAATTGAAGTTTTTCAAGAGTATTATGTTGAAGATAGAATTGCTATTGAAGATTTAATCAATCTTTTTGCAATCAATGCTTCTACATTTGATTACAAAGCATTCTTAGAAAAAGTTGAAGAAGCAGTTGTATCTGAAGCAAACTAATGACTAATACACAGAGTGTCATTAGTGATGCTCTGTGTTTTTAACTAAATGGGGAAACAGCTTAACTGAATATTTTTATGGATTTAAAAAGTAAAGAATACCTGTTACATGAGTTTCCAGTTGGAAAACATAAAGGTGAAAGAATAAGTGAATGTAGAAGTCTAAATTATTTAGAGTGGATGTTTGAAACACTTAAACTAGATGATACTACAAGACAAGTAATAGGTCTTAGAATTTATCAGTTATCAAATCCTAATGCACAAAGAAGATGAGGACCAATTATGTAATGGACTACGAGACTTTAAAGAATTGTTTTGTGGCTGTGTATGAGGATGTTAAGTCTGACAATAAAGAAATATTTGTGTGTCATGAATCCAGAAATGATATCTTTGATTTAATAACATTTTTAGAACACAATATTGCCTATAATGAATGGCATATAAGCTTTAATGGCTTAGCTTTTGATGCTCAAATAACTCAGCATATTCTTAAAAATAAGCAGATGTTACTTGCAAGCAATGGAGACAAGATAGCAAGATTTCTTTATTACAAAGCACAAGATGTAATTAATAGACAAAACAATGGTGAGTTTGCAGAGTTTAAACCCAAAGACATCAAGATTAGTCAGATTGATTTGTTTAAACTTAATCACTGGGATAATCCAGCTAAAAGAAGTTCATTGAAGTGGATTCAGTATACAATGGATTGGACCAACATAGTTGACATGCCTATTCATCATACTAAGGAAATTACTGCGGATGAAATTGACATGGTTATTAGTTACTGTATTAATGATGTCAAGTCTACTAAAGCTATTCTGATGTTATCTAAGAGTCAGATTGATCTCCGGAAAAATCTAACTATGGAGTATAACATAGATTTATTCAGTGCATCTGAGCCTAGAATTTCTAAAGAATTGTTCCTGCATTTCTTGAGTGAGAAAACTGGATACAAGAAATGGGACCTTAAACAACTAAGAACTTATAGAACTCAGATTAAGTTTGAAGATATAATTCTACCTTATGTAAGTTTTGAGACTGCAACATTTCAAAATCTACTAAAGAAGTTTAAGGAGATTGTTTTGAACCCTACACATACTAAAGGAGGCTTTAAGTATTCCGTCCAGTATAAGGGTGTGAAAACAGATTTTGGTCTGGGTGGTGTGCATGGTGCTAAAACAAGTGGAGTATATGAATCAGATGATGAGATGGTAATCATGTCTTCAGATGTTGTCAGCTACTATCCAAACTTGGCTATTAGAAATAAGTGGGCTCCATACCATCTTCCTAAAGCAGAATTCTGTGAGCTGTATGAATGGTTCTTTGATGAGAGAAAAAAGATAAGCAAAAAGGACCCAAAAAACTATGTATATAAGATCATCTTAAATTCAACTTATGGTTTGAGTAATGATGAGAATAGTTTCTTGTATGATCCTGAGTTTACTATGAGAATTACTGTAAATGGTCAGCTTAGTCTAATGATGCTGTATGAGATGATTTGTGAAGAAATTCCAGATGTCATCCCATTAATGCAAAATACAGATGGTCTAGAGACAATGATTCCTAGAAAGTATTATGATAAGTATATGGAAATATGCGAGAGATGGCAGGATATAACTAATTTGCAGCTAGAGCATGATACATATAGTAAAGTAGTGCTTGGTGACGTTAATATTAGCGTCTTAACCTTGTGAATTGCTGGAATATCCTAAAGCTTTATAAACTACAACATGGCTTGAAAAGGCGGGTGTGAATGTTAAAAATTATAAAGATGTCTAATGGACAATCAGCAGCCAAGACCCTTTAAAATGGGTAAGGTTCAGAGACTATCGAAACTACAGTAATGTTAACTGGAAAGGAGTAGAGTACACTTAAATGTGGAAGTGCAAGGCAATTATTAATCTTTTGTTTGGTTATAACAATTATATTGCATATATTGCAGTATGAAAGCAAACAAAAATCATAAAAGGTGTGGTATTTATTGTATTAAAAACACTATAAACAATAAAGTTTATATTGGAAAATCAATAGATATCTACAGAAGAATTAAAGAGCACATAAATATGTTAAACTTAAAGCGTAAAGATGAAAATGCTCATCTTACAAATGCTTGGCATAAATATGGAGCTGATTCTTTTGAATATAGTGTATTAGAATATTTAGAAGCAGATGAAAAAAATGTTGCTATAAGAGAATTACATTGGATGAAACAGTTCAATGCTCTTAATAAGGAATATGGGTATAATTTAAGAAGTGATTCAGATTCAAAAATGATAGTTCATTTAGATACAAGTACTAAAATATCCAACAGGCTTAAAGCTGAATGGAAAGCTGGTATTAGAGATGGACATAGTGCAAAATTAAAAAGTTCTTGGAAACAAGACACTAATAGAAAAACAGCACAATCAGCATTGTTATCAAAAACACTTACTAAATATGCTTATGAGTTATACAATTTAGAACAAGTTTATATTAAAACTTGTACTTATCAAGAACTTATTGAGTTAAGTCTTAAAAACTGTATTGCTACATTCTGTAGAAAAAAACTTGATTACATAAAATTTAAAGCCTATTATATTAAAAAGATTAAAATTGAAGATATAGTCCAAACTAATTAGAAATAATTAGATAAGAAGTAATAATTACATTGCTATTACTGAGAGAAAGAAAGTAGACAAAGAAGTCTATGATGAACTCAAGAAAAAAGTTCCATATGATGTTTATGAAGAAATTGATGGAGAATATTTCTTCAAAGCAACTAAGTCAAAAGGCCGGTTTGAGTTTGCTAATCTAGCATTACACAAAAACAAAAGCTTCTTGATTATTCCAAAGGCTGTATTTATGTATTTTGTACATGGAATAAAACCTGAAGAGTATCTTCTTACTGAGAAGAACATATTTGATTACTGCGGTGGTGTAAAAATTAAAGGGAATTGGGAATTTGTAGAACATCATGTAGATGATGGTATATATGCAAAAGACAAATTACAAGATACATTGAGGTATTATATCTCTAAGACCGGTAGTAAAGTAATCAAACAAAACAGAGGAGACAACCGTGAGATTCAGATAGAAGCTGGACGCTGGTTGCAAACAGTTTATGTAAAACATGTAGAAAAGCCATTTGATGATTATGGTATCAATCTGAGTTATTAC